AGCTGGATCTACAAACTTAGATGGTATTACAGACTGGCAAGTTGGTGACTGGGCAGTATTTGTAGAACAAGGTGCAACTGATCAATGGGAAAAAATAGATAATTCCTCTGTACTTGATGGAGCTGGAGTAGCAGGTCAAATAGCATATTGGTCATCTACTTCTCAATTAGCAGGTAATACAAATTTGTTTTTTGATTCAACTAACGATAGAGTTGGAATAGGAACGGTGACCCCTGCATATAAACTTGACGTAGATGGCAATATTAGAGGTGAGCAATACATACATATAAAAGATACAGGAGGCACAAAAAGTTTAAGTTTAAGAAGGGAACTTAATTATTCTACTATAGATAACGGCACTGAAAATTTAAATTACAACGCATCAAATCATTTATTTCTAAGCGGACTTAGTGAAAAAATGCGCATCAACTCCTCTGGAGACGTGGGGATAGGAACATCCAGCCCTTCAGAAAAATTAACCATATCTGATTCTGGTCAAGCAAAAGCTAAGCTGGTCTCAACAGATAATAGTGGTGCTAGATTTGATTTACATAGCCTTGGAGGCGGGAGATATTCTTTACAAGCTACTGCTGGGGGAGATTTTATGTTATTTGATGAAACTAATGGTCATTTATCGGCTAGGTATAACGACGGTTCTAGCGGTTATTGGGGGTTTTCCACCAACGGTTCCGAAAAAATGCGTATAGATTCCTCAGGCAAAGTTGGAATAGGGACTGCGAGCCCGAGTTCAGCTTTAGATATTCTCTCAACCAGCTCTAATAGTCAAATTACACTCACATCCCCTACACCGGGTATAAAATTAATAGATTATAATTTAACTACAAGATATGCAGAAATAACAGCAGAAAATGGAAGTGTAAAAATAGATGTTGACCCCGGACAAGCGGAAGGTTCAAGTTCTTTTTCTATAGATATAGATAACGCTGAACGGATGCGCATAGACTCCACTGGGCAAGTTCAATTTAATAACTACACTTCGTCGAGCTCATTCACCGGCACTGCAGCTGCTAACCTAGCCGTTGATAGTAGTGGTAATATTATAACAGAAGCTTCTGGTGGTGGTGGGACAATTTCCGGCAGTGGTACTACAAATAAAATTCCTAAGTTTACAGGATCAACAGCTATTGGTGATTCTATAATTGATCAGCCAAATGCTACAGATATAACAATAGCCAATTCAACGAGTGATAGGGTTGGTGTAAGAACGGAGTTTCCAAGATCAGCTTTTCATGTGGTAGGTAATGTACAAACGACATCGGTTAATGCAAGTGAGCAAGGCTTTTTTGTTTCGGGTTCACAACCAGCAATTAGACAAGCAGCATACGGTAAAGGAAAATTTTTCAATCAAGAAGGTGATGGTAATATTCCTACTATGTACGGCGCTTATGGAACCAAAGGTAAAATGGTAGAAGGGCGTAAAGCAGTTATTGTAAGAGTACCACCAAATGCTTGGCCTAGAGCAAATGACCAAGGAGCTGGTATGGAAACCTCTATACAATTAGTTCCATTTGATCAAGGATCAGTTATATTGGATGTAAGAGTTACAGCAATGTGTAAACCAGAGCTAAATTCGCCTGGTAGTTGGGGTACTGATGCATTTCCCATAAGATTAATAATGGACGGTCAAACTTCATCAAGTGGTACTACTATTCCATTTTGCACTTTATCCGGTCTTCAAAATGATGTATTAACTAGACCGGTAGGCGATTCCGCAGCATTTAGATTTTATCAATTTCCAATAGGTGTACAAGGGAAATTTGTAAATACTGGAAATACACCTTCTGGCACATATTCTCCCGGCTTTGTTAGTATGGCTAGTTTTATATCACAACGCCAAAGTGGGGAAAGCTTTTGGACAAATACTAATGCGAATACGGCTTCAGGGCAACAAGAGAAAGCAAGTACATGTTTAAAATTAATGTTAGTAGGTACTTCTAATATAAATACAAATGTTAAAAATGATTGGTTTTTTTATGTTGAATATGTAGCTATGCCTTTAAATACAATAGTAGCTAACGCTAATCAAAGTGCAATAAGTGTGTTTAGTTCTCAACCTAGTGCTAAGCCTACAAATCAAAGAAAATCATTTTATTCAAGTAGAAAATTTACCCCAAATAATATTTGTAGTTTACAATATGTACCGAATACAGATTCAAAAAAATGGCATAACGGTAGAAAAACATTTCCTGTAGTCGGCGATCGTGTATTTAATACTGATCCGGCTACTGGTTATAATTCAAGTAATGCTGCAGGAAACGGGTATTATTATTTGTATTCTGGTGGAGGAAAAAGATATTGGATGCGAATTTTAAATTCTTTTCCTAGTCCATATACTCGAGTAGGATCTATATATCAAATGGGTAGTTGTGCAATACCGGCACCTATTCAAACTACTGATGTATTTTATTTAGTTGTTGCTGGCGGTGGCGGTGGTGGAATTAGATTAAATGGCGGCCCCCCTGCAGGTGGAGGTGGCGCCGGCGGTTTAAAAACCAACTTTGGAGGAAATCCATTAAAAGTTGCTGGAATTGTTCATTTAAGTGTAGGCTTAGGCGGCGCAGGTGCTGTTGCAGGTACGCTTAATCAAGATGGTAAAAATGGAAGTAATACTGAATTCCAAAACATACTATCAACCGGCGGCGGTGGTGGCGGTGGTAATTTTGGTACTGGATCAGTTGCACAAAGAGCGCCATCTGGAGGATCCGGTGGGGGTGGATGTTCTCCTTATGCATATAGTCTACCTAACAACCCCGGTAATGGTGGATTTGCACAACCGGCAGGTCAAGGAAATATGGGTGGTAGAGGTAGTAATTATTTAGGCGGCACCGGTGGTGGTGGTGGTGGAGCAGGTTCTACAGGAAAAAACGGATCAAATGGAGCTGGTGGTGATGGATTACAAATTAATATTGATGGATTAAATAATTTTTACGCTGGTGGTGGTGGTGCTGGAAGCAATGATAACACTACCGGCCCCGCTGGAGGATCAAGTGTTGGCGGAACAGGTGGCGGTACTAGTACTGCTCCAACTGCAGGCACTACAAATACAGGTTCAGGTGGTGGTGGAGTTTTATTAGGAACCACACAAAGCGGTGGTGCAGGAGGTTCTGGAGTAATTACACTAAGATGTTCAACATCAAGCTTAGTGTTTAGCTCTGGTGTAACCGTAAATGGTACAACCGGAGGAGGAACAATCAGCGGTAATGCTGTTGGTTCAGATTATTATTATAAAATAACCGCAACTTCAACATCAGATGAAACAGTAACGTTTTAGATAATACTATAAAACAAATTAATTATGAAGATTCCAAGAAATGGAACAGTAACATTTTAGTAAGGGTAACGATTACACGCGTAATAACAACAAGAGTAAATTATTAATTTTTAAATTTAATTAAAATGGCAAAAGAAAAAAAGACAGCTATTATTATTGATGACAAAGAGTATTTTTATGAAGACTTAACTGCAAAACAACAAATTATTGTAAATCACATTTCAGATTTGCAACGTAAGATACAGTCAAGTGAGTTTAATTTACAACAACTATCTTTTGGTAAAGATTCCTTTATAAATGCTTTAAAAGAGGCGCTTATCGAAGAAGAATCAAAAACAGAAGTTATTGGAGATGCAAAAGTTGTAAAAACAGAATAAATTAATTTTAAATTAAATGGCTAAAAAACGTTTTAAAGACACTGGCGTTGGGAAATTTCTATTAGAAAAAATTCCTAACGTCGTTGGCGCCATAGCAGGAGATACGCCGGTGGGCTCTGTAATACAAGCTATCATAGGCGGTTCAGATATGAGCGCAGAAGATAAAGCTATTGCTCTTAAAAAATTAGATATTGAAAGAGCTGAAATAGATGGCACTACAAGGCGCTGGGTAGCAGATGCAACTTCGGGTTCATGGCTTGCGGCTAATGTGCGCCCTTTAACTTTAGTATTTTTAACAGTTAGCTATGTAGCCGGTTGGTATATGGGTTATTCATTAGATTCTATAACGGGCCTTCTTACGATCGTGATTGGAGGGTATTTTGGATCTCGCGGAGTAGAAAAAGTATTTGGAAACAGTAAACATAAATAAAAAAAATGCAAGATTTTAAAATATATGGGATTAGTCTTGGAGGTATAACGTTTTCGTTTATGCCGGATATAAACCCAATGCTGCAAACAGTAGTATTAGTTTTAACTATTGTTTATACTACAATTGGCATAACACAAAAATTAAGAAAATAAAATGAAAAAGTTTATAGATAAATTACAAAAAGCATGGAATAGTCTTTTATATAAATTAATGTTCAAAAAATACAAATGAGATATTTTAATGAATCTGAATTTAGTAATTTTGAAATGATGGATCAAAAGCTTTTATCTATGTTAGATGACATGAGAAGCTTATACGGGCATCCTATTAAAATTACATCTAGTTATAGAAGTCCCGATCATCCTATAGAAGCGGCTAAAGAACAGCCGGGCGAGCATGCATACGGAGCGGCTGTTGATATTGAAAGTGTTGGCGGAGGGAAAACTTTTAGGCTAGTTAAAGCTGCTATTGAAACAGGGTTTACCCGTATAGGTATTAGTAGAAAAAAAGGATTTATACATTTGGGTATTGGTTACCCGGATGCTCCAGACAAAACAATATGGACATATTAAATTAAATTAAATGGCTAAATTAATAAGAAAAATAAGCATTGGATCCGATTATAAAAATGAAGCAATGCACTACTCAGTAGGACAAGAAGTTTATGGCGGACATACAATTTCTGATATTTTAGAAGAAAACGGATCTTATAAAATATACATTACAAAAAATAAAGAAATATTACCATGGAAGCATTTTAATGCAAACATGGCTGTATCAGTTGAATACAATTTAGATTACTAAATGCAATCTTTATTTAATTATATTATATCTACTAAAAATCGTTACAATAATAAAGTTGACATCGGGGATAAAGAATTAATAATTAATACTGAAGTTACCGAAAGAGATTATGTTTTTGTTAATAGAATTGGCACTGTAGTTAATACACCAGCCGCACTTGAATCTGTAATAAAAAAAGATGACGAAGTGATTGTACACCATAATGTTTTTAGAAGATGGATCGATCAACAAGGAATAGAAAAAAATTCTAGTAGCTTTATAGAAGAAAATAAATATTTTGTAAGTGAAGATCAAATCTTTGCTTATAAAAGAAATGACAAATGGGAATGTTTACCAAATTTTTGTTTTGTTAAACCTTTATATGGTAAAGATCAATGGAGCCTTCATTCGGACGAAAATTTAAAAGGTATACTTACTTATAGCAATAGCAAGTTAAGCAAGATAGGCGCGTCTATAGGCGACACGGTAGGGTTTACACCTGATTCTGAGTATGAATTTAATATAGATGGGCAAAAGCTTTATAGAATTTTATCAAATCATATAACAATTAATTATGGATCGAAGAAAAAAAATTATAGCAGCATCTGAAAAAGCTTTAGTAGAGCTTGAAAAAGTTATTAGACAAACTATTGATTTAGTAGAACTAGATCCTGAAAAAGCTAAAACAGCTGCACAAGCTAAATGGGTTGCTATTGATGATTCTTTAAAAATTATTGATAAGATTGAAGAACTGGCAAACGAAACGAAAAGCGATAAAGACAAAAAAACTTTTTTGGGTGTTGAAAATCATATTAAATAATGTATAAACAAACTCTATATAAAATTTATAATGACCATCTTTTAAATAAAAGCATTATAAAACAAAATAAAAATAAAAAGTTTATTTATGGATATAATGAAGAGCTAGATTGTGTCGTAATAAGTAAAAATGGGACTATAGGCAATATATATGAAATCCAAGGCCTTAAGGTAGCAATACCTAAAAACCCTGATAAAATATATGGATCTAAAATTAAAAAAGAAAACCAAGTATTTACACAAAGAGAAAAGCCTGAATCTTTAAATAGAATAAAAAGTATATATGATTTCAAACTCAGTTCAGAAAATGTTAAAGAAGAATATTATAAATATATTAATGAGGAGTTTGATCGTCGTAATGATGGTTACTGGTTTATGTGTAATGGCGCAGAAACCTACCTTACAGGGTCGCACTATATGTATCTTAATTGGACAAAAATTGATGTGGGTGCACCCGACTTTAGACAAGCCAACAAAATATTCTTTTATTTCTGGGAAGCCTGTAAAGCAGATTCCCGATGTTATGGAATGTGCTACCTTAAAAACAGACGGTCTGGTTTTTCCTTTATGGCAAGTTCAGAAGCGGTTAACATTGCAACGACTACTAAAGATTCAAGATTTGGTGTGTTGTCAAAAACAGGAGCAGACGCTAAAAAAATGTTTACGGATAAGATTGTACCAATATCCACAAACTACCCGTTCTTTTTCAAACCCATACAAGACGGTATGGAAAGACCAAAAACAGAAATCTCTTATAAAGTACCGTCAAGAAAGCTTACGAGGAATTCGCTCCAAAGCACCAATACAGAGGAAATTGAAATTGGGGAAGGGCTTGACACTACTATTGACTGGAAAAACACTGGAGATAACTCATATGACGGAGAAAAACTTAAACTTTTGGTACACGATGAATCCGGAAAGTGGGAGCGTCCGGATAATATTTTAAATAACTGGAGAGTAACTAAAACGTGTTTACGATTAGGCTCAAAAATTGTAGGCAAATGTATGATGGGCTCAACGTCTAATGCTTTAAATAAAGGCGGAGATAATTTTAAAAAACTTTATTATGATTCAGACGTTACAAAAAGAAATCGCAATGGTCAGACTTCAAGCGGATTATATGCTTTGTTCTTACCTATGGAATGGGGATACGAAGGATTTATTGACAAGTATGGTTATCCTGTCTTCGACACCCCATCAGAAGAGATTGAGGGAATTGATGGTGAAAAAATTTTCACGGGAGTTATTAAGCATTGGGAAAACGAAGTTGAGGGTTTAAAAAATGACTCGGATAGTTTAAATGAATATTACAGACAATTTCCACGCTCAGAAAAACATGCTTTTAGAGATGAAACATTAAATTCTTTATTTAATCTGACTAAGATTTATGAGCAGATTGATTTTAATGAAGAAATGGTTATGAGTGGTCGTGTAGTACGAGGTACTTTTTCTTGGAAAAATGGCATTAAAGACACGGAAGTATTATGGACACCTACTACAAACGGAAGATTTAGAGTTTCTTGGATACCACCAAATAACTTAAAAAATAATATTATTTTAAAAAATAATTTAAAATATCCTGGTAATAATGGATTAGGAGCTTTTGGCTGTGATTCATATGATATTTCAGGAACTGTTGGTGGGGGCGGATCAAATGGCGCATTGCATGGGTTAACTACTTTTTCAATGGTATCTGATGTACCTAACACTAGATTTTTCTTAGAGTATATTGCAAGACCTCAAACGGCAGAAATATTTTTTGAAGATGTATTAATGGCTTGCGTTTTTTATGGAATGCCTATTTTAGCAGAAAATAATAAGCCGCGATTATTATATCATTTAAAAAGACGCGGGTATAGAAATTATTCAATGAATCGCCCTGACAAGCTAATTGGTAATTTATCAAAAACAGAAAAAGAACTAGGGGGTATACCTAATACTTCGGAAGATATTAAACAAGCTCATGCTTCAGCAATTGAATCCTATATAGAAGAGTATGTAGGTAGAATGGAAGAAAACCATGGAGATATGTATTTTCAAAGAACCTTAGAAGATTGGGCAAGATTTGACATATCAAGAAGAACATCCCATGATGCCTCTATTAGTAGTGGTTTAGCTATAATGGCATGCAGAAAACATATGTATCGCCCAAAACCTGAAAAAATAATTAAAAAGATTGATTTTAAATTTTCTAAATATAGAAATAAAGGATCAAGAAGCGAGTTAATAAAATAAATATGGCAAAAGTAGAAGCTCAAAATTACACATTTCCTAACCAAGCAGTATCAGATGCTGTGAAAAAAACCAAAGAATATGGTTTATCTGTTGGTAGAGCTATTGAACAAGAATGGTTTAATAAAGACAACAATGGTGTTGGAAAATTTTTTAACTCTCGAGAAGAGTGTCATAGGCTAAGACTGTACGCAAGGGGAGAACAATCTATTAGAAAATATAAAGATGAATTTGCAATAAATGGTGATTTATCATATTTAAATTTAGATTGGAAACCTGTACCTATTGTACCTAAATTTATAGATATTGTAGTAAACGGTATGCAAGATAGAACGTTCTCTATCAAAGCAATAGGCCAAGATCAAATATCAACAGGCAAACGTACAAAATTTGTAAATGATGTACAGCAAGATTTAAATACAGCAAAGCTATTATTAAACATTGAAAAAGAATTACAAGTTTCTGCTAGAAATTTTGACACTACAGAATTGCCCGCTAATACTGAAGAGCTGGAACTATACATGCAATTGAATTACAAGCAAGGTATTGAACTAGCTGAAGAACAAGCTATTGAAAATATATTTAAGATCAACGACTACGAAGCAACTAAAAGACGAATTGATTATGATATAGCTACCATAGGTATTGGCTGCGCAAAGCATAGCTTTAATAATACAGATGGTGTTGTTGTTGAATATGTAGATCCTGCTAATCTTGTTTGGTCTTACACTGAAGATCCTAATTTTTCTGATTGTTATTATTTTGGAGAAGTTAAAAATATAAATGTTAATGAACTTAAAAAAAGATTCCCAGATTTAAGTAATGAAACAATTGAGGAACTTACAAAAAAAGGTTCTAACTGGAATATATACAATACATACAATCCTCAAAATTATTACGGTAATGATTCTTTAATGTATAATAATACAGTTACGGTATTAAACTTTAACTGGAAAACATGGGAACACGACGTTTATAAAATAAAAGAAGTGCCTTCAGGTGGCAAAAAAGCTATTGAAAAAGATGATAGTTTTGATCCTCCAAAAGAGCAGTCAATGCGATTTGAAAAAGTAAAGCAAACTAGAGAAGTTGTATATGAAGGAGTAATGATATTAGGAACTTCTGAATTACTTAAATGGGAAAAAGCATCTAATATGGTTAGGCCAACTGCTAACCTTAATAAAGTAATGATGAATTATGTTGCTTCTGCTCCTAGAATGTATAAAGGAAATATAAATTCTTTAGTTGCTAAAATGACTCCTTATGCAGATTTAATTCAATTAACACATTTAAAACTGCAACAAGCTATTCAAAGAATGACTCCTTCGGGTGTATATTTAGATGCTGATGGATTAGCCGAAATTGATTTAGGCAATGGTAATAATTATAATCCTCAAGAGGCGCTAAATATGTATTTTCAAACGGGTTCGGTTATTGGAAGATCTTTAACTGTTGAAGGAGATCAAAATTTAGGTAAAGTGCCTATTACCGAATTACCAGGTAGCGGTGGCCAACAAATACAAGTTTTAGTTGGTGCATATAATCAATATCTACAAATGCTACGTGATGTAACAGGATTAAATGAAGCTAGGGATGGTTCCGATCCTGATCCTAATGCTTTGGTTGGAGTTCAAAAATTAGCAGCAGCCAATAGCAATGTTGCAACTAGACATATATTATATAGTAGTTTATAT